AACAGTAGCAAGTGGCGATGATGCCGCATTATCAGCGATATTGGCTATGGGAGTGGCGTTATAGTACAGAGCCACGATGTTGTTACAACTTGCTAGACCTTTTGGCATTATCTTACCCTCTGTGTTTATTCAGTGCCTTCAATTTCACCTTCGCTATTGGTATTGATTTTATCAGGCAAATCATACCCGACTCGCTCAATTCCGATAGGATTACCCATTGCATCTTTGATAATACGTTTTGGTGCAGTTAGAGCGCGGGTTAATTCTAGCACAGTCTCCATAGCTTCTTTTTGACCGCTTTCTTTTTCACTGCTTTCTTTTGGCTCTTTTTTCTCAGCCGGAGCTGCTGCTGAATCTTGTTTAATCTGAGCTAAAACGGCTGCGTGTTGTGTTTTCACACCAAGCTCGCGCTCTTTGTATTCTAACTCCATCCGGTACTTCTCGGAAAGGTAGGATAACTCAAGAAGTTGGGCTTGTTTTTCGCCTTCGAGTTTTTGCGCCTGCAATACTGCATCGTGTTCCATTTTCTGGCGCGCCACTTCAGCATCCATAGCAGCCTGTTCGCGCTCGATAGCCATTCTGCCTTCTTGTGCTTGCTGCTCTAATTGCGCCTGCATCATAGATTCTTGCTGCTTGAGCTGGAACTCTTGCTGCATTCTCTGTGCTTCAGCTTGTGCCTTGATTTCCTCAGGGCTTGGTGGTGGCGGTGCAGGAGGCCGCATAGCAGCTTCTTGAGCCTGTTTAGCCATTGTTTCCAGCTCACGATTTAACGCGCCCTCAATTTCAGCTCCCCCTCGGTATCCCGCAATGGTAAACTTGAACATTGTCAACAATAATGGAGCCATATTGGGATTCTGCTGGATTGCAGGTACAGAGGACTGTAAAAATTGGCTCACATAGCCCATCAACTCCATTCTCTGACCTTTTTCCAGCGCCCAATCTGCCTGAACAAGCGAATCAGCCTGAACCGTAATCGAATACATGGCTAATTGGTCATTTCTCAGCACTTGTAGAGCGGGTTCGATAAATTCAATGTCAGCAGGGTTCAATTTACCCACTATTCCACGTAATTTCTCGTCAGAGTACAGTTGCACCATCATTTCGCCCATAATATTGAGCATTCCGGTAACAAATTCTGCAACGTCCCGCTGGTATCCGTTCATGCGGACAGAAGCAAACTGCGCTTTTATCGTCTGAGCGGCAGCGGTTTCGTACTGATTAGACGCACCACGGACAATATCAGCCATGCCAGTGATTTCTTGCAGCGTAGACTTAACCGCTTCGTATTGTTGTTGAAGTTGTTGTAAAACGGTGACAACTTGTTCAACGGGATACCACTGGATGCCACCACCAGCCCCGCCACGCTCTACAAACATAGCCCAGTTTTCTACCGGAACCAGTTTATTCTCCTGACCTTGTAGCATGTTGCCGATTTCAGAGCTGGAAGCGTCATAAAGGCCTGCGACTTTTATCGCAGTAATAATCATCGCAATACGGGCGTACAACACATCAAGCTGGTTATATTGGTCTTGTGCAATGTGGTAATCTGTTACCGGAAGTAACGCAGTAGTCGTAGGATTCGCCAGCAAAGGAGGCGGGCATGGGAAAAAGTCCTTCAGGCCGTAGGGGTCTTCTTTAACCTCTAAAGGTTCATCACATCCCTTACAAACCCACAATACCTGACGTTTTTCCTTGTCCCAAATCTCATAAACTAGGTATTTGTTCTCGGTAATCTGTTTAGGGGTCAAATCTGTCAGGTCGCTTTTGTCCGTCTGAACCTTTGACATAGCATCTTCACCCCAACGGGCGACGATTTCAGACTTGGTCATCGGGTTTTTAAAGCCAATCCATTTAACGCTTGCCCAGTTTCTAGCAGGCTGATAAATGAAGTCTTCCCAATAAATCTGGTCAACGAATATCTGTTCAGTACCAGCCAACGGAGCGCCTTGTTCATCGGTCTCCATTTCAAAGCGTAGTTTTACCTGACCAATGCCCGGTACTAGACGATCAAGAATCGCAGCTCGCACCGCACCTTTAAAATCATCAGCGCACTGGATTTCGTAATCCAGACCCCTTTGCATGATAAGGCCAGCAACACGCGCCACATCATCCGAATCCCCCTTGTGTAACTGGGACACATCGGCAGAAGGCAGGGAGTTGAAAAGTGACTCTTTCAGGGTATTGACATTGGCATAGAAGATATTGGCACGTTTTATGCCGTCATCTGATCCAAGGGTTCCATCACGTTTGTCTTGATAGCGGGTGTAAACACGCTGGCCGTGAGTCCAAGCAGGTTGCATGTACTTTTCGGCTTTAGCAATGCGTGAATCCCATACATTGCCTTTGGATTTCTTGCCCTTGGTCTTTTCTTCTATGTCGTCGGCCATCAGATTCGTCCCGTATTGGATTTCTTGCTCTCGCGTTCAGCAAAAAGGTTATATAAGTTCATGTGTGCATTCGGCGGTGCTTCTGTCATAATTCTAGCCTTGCCTGCCTGCTTTAAAGCCGTTGGGTTAGTCGCAAGGGCTAACATTCTAGCAGCATCCGCAGGGTTTGAAGCCCAATTGTGCTTTGGAGAGGCGCGAAACATTTGCGACCGCTTATCATACTCTCTTTCGTACGCTTTCAAAGCCGATACACCGACTCGAACATCTTTACTGGCAGTATTGAAGTACCACTTGGGTAGAGACTTACGAACCGCCTGAATCCCGTCCTGAATAGACAATGACGGAACCAAGGAAGTTTTCAAACCAGCGGCCTCGATCTGCTCTCTTGTACTCTTGCCTGTTTGAAAGGATTTATTCTTGGCATCATGGGGTAGAAAAGCGGTTCCATAAGCGTAGGGCTTGTCTCTCAACACACCCAGAACGTCATCAACCGAGAATCCCGATACAGTGAAGAAGTCAATAATGGACAACTCGTCCCCATTGGCTTGAGCGAACCAGACAGATGTATCATCGGTGTAGCCTATATCCCAAGCGGTCATTACCAGTTTATTGGGGTCATAGGGGAAAACTCCCTCATGGGTTGAGGCCTGTTGTTCCATCTGATCCGAGTAGTAAGCACCACGAACGGCAGCAGTGAACGAGCATTCGTATTCCTGCATGAAGGTTTCAGAATCCGTACCGGGATTCGTCCGTAACAACTCCAATTCATCTTCGTCGATAATCCCTGACTCACTAGCACGAAGCAACATGGTGAACCAGTGTTTATTAGCAAGCGCATCTTCCCAAATATCATAGAAGTGGTTTTTACCATGCGGGGTTCCCATGAATACACACCAGCCCTTCCGGTCTGCTAGGGTAGCCGCGATAACCTCACCATAGAGCATAGGGTGAATCTGGGCGTACTCATCAATCACCACGCCATCGAAGTAGTTACCCCGTAAGGCATCGGGGTTATCAGCACCGAACAAACGGACAATAGCCCCATTCTTTAACAGCACCGATAACTCGGATTCCATGACCTTTTCAATCAAGGGGGCGGCATAGTGTTTAAGATACTGCCAAGCGATAGACTTAGCCTGCTCTCTAAAAGGAGCGATATAGGCGTATTTAGGAAACATCAATTGACACTGGATAGCCTTGTCCACCAAATCATTGATAGCCATGACTGTCTTACCAGCTCGACGATGTAATACAACAACAGAGAACCGTTCAGACCTAGCATGGAACGCTAACGAATGCGGGCGCGGGACATAAGACGAGCAGACAACGTTAGTCATCAATGATGATCTCGGCGTTACCACGGTTCAAAGGACTAGCAGGGATGTTAGAACGATACTCGATCACATTCCCTGTTGATTGCTGCAAAGCCTCTTTAGGAGCCATCACCATCAACAGCTTCAGGAAGTCTTTATAGTTCTCCTCATCATCAGCCCATGAGGCCAGACGAGACACACCACCCACCAGCTCGAACGTTTCAAGGAACGCCTGCTCTATCTGCTTACGTGAGTAAATCCTTTCAACCGCACCGCGCTTAACAGGTACGGTTTCTTCCAATCTCTCTACAATACTCTGCATAGGGCTATCCTACGTGGTAATCCACAATATACACCAGCGATAAGGTGTGAGCAAGTCATTTGAAAATAGACATTTTGTGTATATGGGTAGCCAGCCCTGCAGGGGCGGCCCCTGTTTTCCTCATGGGGGTGGGGGTATCGAATCCTCCAGTCATGCCTACCTATCTACATAGCCCCACACGTAAGCGATTACTTACATGCCTGTCATGCTATGCTGTATCTACATCTACGCTAACTCATTGATTCTATTATGTATTTCCGATAATGACTATTTAACATAACACCCGATATACGTAGTGCTGCATTATGTAGGGTTATTCCCAGACTACGCAAGAGAGAACCAGCAGAGAGACATTGTGTGTACAAGTGGCGCATATATCGCTGTATTCCATCATGTAATCTGATCATGTATCTACCTAATTGATAACGATACGCTACGTGTCGTATTGATACTACGCTGTTACAAGATCAAGAGAGATTGGATGAGAGGTGTCATCAGGAACGGCAGTGAACTGATGCTATCATCAATATCATATTTTAATCAATTATTCAATGTATTTGAAATACATCTTTAGTATTGGCATTGCTTCAAGCAGTATCCAGTGGCGTATCCTTGGTCTCTGCAGTCGTTGTAGCACTGTCTGTCTAGGTTGATAACAGGACAAGCTGCTTTGCTTCTATCGCATTCTTGAGCTATTGCTTGAGTGGTGAGAATGAGTAGAGCTGTGATGATGAGTGCTTTCATGGCTCCTCCTTTGGTATTCCATGTATCCACTGCAAAGGCTTATAGGCTGAACAAGCAAGAAAGAATATTGGAACAAACCATAGACCGCTGTGATTAAGAATAAATACAACATATCCGCCTCCAATCCAGCATAAAGACTCCCAGAATATAATATAAACTAAATAACTAAAGTACTTCATGTGCCTATCCTAGTCTTGGTGTTGTACTGTTGTCTGTACTCGGCTAACCATTGCTTATCGGTGCTGGTCTGCCAGTAATCGTTCTGCCTGACTGCTATAAGCATGTGATGCGCCATAGTTGACTTAGTCTTCCAACTAATAGCAGGAATATACTCATGGACTAACCTGCGTGATGTCATAGGAAGCCTGTTGGTGAGAATGCGTGAGAGTTGAGTCTTGCCTATCTCAATCCCTGTGTAATGAATGAACTGATTGTGTAAGTCTGTTAATGAGTAGACCTGTCTCGGTAGTGTGTCTAGCCATTCCATGACCTTCTCGGCCTTGTCCTGCACCTTGTTAAGCGATACATCAACATTGCTATGGTTTGATGCCTTGACCGTAATACTGAGCGTGTCAGCTATTGAGCCACCATTGCGAACATAGGCTAGTGCGTCTGGATGCTTTGAGCTGTGCTTCAGAGCATGACAGATTGCCCCGTTAGCTCTCAGGTGATTGATCAGCTCTTGGCTGGTGTGTCTGGTGTAATAGATTCGCTTCTGCTGCTCCACGGTTGCCAATGGAAAGTCTTTGGTCTTGGGAAAGTGGTTGTGCTTGATATACACACACTGAGCCTGTATCGCTGACTGTGCTAGCTGGCTCTGCAGGTAAATCGTGTCTATCAGGTTGTCACATAGAATCAGCGGCTCGCTGTAGTCCTGCAGGTAATCAATTGGCTTTAGTGGCCTTGTAGGGTGTTTGGAGAAATAGAGCTTTGTCGCTCTGTGTGGCTCAAACTGTCCATTTAGAAGTAAGCGTGAAGCCACTTGTGCTGATCGGTACGATTGGATTCCACCACGTAGGGCATGATGTGGTATGTGGATATAATCCGGTCTCAGCCTCCAGCCGTTGTACTGCGCTACGTCAGCCGTGATGCCTAGCTCAACGAGTAAGGCGCGATATTGCTCAATTGCGTTCATCTACAAGATTCTCGTCTCGCAGATCAGAATGTGCTATATCTTCACCGCATTGGGTACACATCAGTGCATGGCCTGCTGTAATCTTTGCAGCTTCACCTGTGGCTATACAATCTTCAGCGTTAAGAATATCGCCAGTCTTTGGTTTGCTTTTCATCATAAAAGCAACCTGTAGAAAACATCCTTGCCCTTTGGGTTACTGTGTAGCTCTCGTTTCATCTCAGGGTGCTGGTAGACTTTTGATCCATCTGAAAACATCAGGAACAAAGACACCAGCAAGATAGCGGCTATAGTCAGACCAGCTAGGATTAGTATTGATAGTGGAGATAGCATTAGATTTCCAGAATTTCCAGCAAGTTATTCAGCCTGCTATTAGCTGACCATATCGCCTGAGCATAAGAGTTAATGCGGCTACCAAGTTCTGTCTTGATAGGCGAATCCTTCTCGCATTTTTCATTGCCAACGCATTGCGGGGGATTAAAAGTTACGCTTTGCAGGCGACAATAGAGCTTATCAATAGCATCATGGACTCGACTCAAAGCACAAGACGCATCATCCAACTGATACGCAATCTCTGGGACTTTCTGTGGCGATAATGCTTGGCCACATACTTTAGAATCATTATCATAGTTCATAGTTATTTCCTCTTTTGGTTGATAGTGGATCAAGCATAAAGACTCCTTAATTGAAGTGTGGTGGCTGGCTAGGAATCGAACCCAGCGAGTAATTCTCTGCTACTTGCTACCGTACCAAGTCTTTAGCGCAGCTCTGTACAAAGCCTTGCGTACTTGATGACAATGAGAATCGGGCATTGTCGGAACCTACCTCTGAACCGCTTACATCCACCACAACGCAATTATAGCGCAAAACAGGCTTGTGCAACTAAGGAATAATACCTATTCCAATTCTTGCCGCGCAAAGTCACGCATGAAAAACGCCCGCATTGGCATGTTATTTTCCTCAGCCACCCAGCCTAAATAGCGAAAGTACAGATAGACGTGCTGATTGTGCAGGTCTGCTTTTAGGTCTGATCGGTCTCCAATTGAATCAGTCATAATGCTCGCTGCCCATATCAATTTCGCAACCAGTTTCATAACCGCATCCACGTGTTAAGCACTGCAACACCGCGACAGAATGCGAGGCAGTATCCCCTTTCTTCACATCAATCATTTTCAGCTTCCAGCGCACCTTGTCACACTCTGGACAGCTCAGATAGTAATCAGCTCTAGGCGCGGGGAAGTTAAGCACAACGGCAGACTTCCTTGGCTCTCTGGCCGCTTTCTTGGCCGGTTTGCTTTCTGGTTTATCCGTCATAAGTCACCGTGGGCGCAGAGCGCGGTTAATGTTGGCAGTGTATCGCTCAATCTCCCCGTCTTCCTTGTCGTAAACAATAGCGCACATATCCCGCACAGCTTTATAACCTTTCTCTGTGTGCCATGCGTCCCTTGCCGCTAGCGTCCTTAGAGACTCGCAAGAGTAACCACGATAGTCAATGTGCTTTCTGTTGTGGACGTGGCCGGTCAGCCAATGGCGGTGTAAGCTGCTACCCCATAACTCAGGAACATCATCGGCCATAATAAGACCTAGCGCCTCAGGCTTGCACTGGTCGCCGTGTGTAGAGCCTAACAATACTTTACCAAATGAGTAGTACCAGTAGTAGGATGGCGAGTCATCTACTGTCACCCGTGGATTATTCCGGTAGAACATCTTTAGTGCGATATTCAATACCATACCTGTGTGCTTGTCGTGGTTGCCGCGCATTGCCCTGAATATCACGTTTTTATGTTTCGTAAGTGCAAGGTCAATACACTCAATCATTATCTGTAAACCAATCTCCAATACATTAGACCATCGTGTATCAACATCGAAACTGTGGCCACTATTAAGTGATTTATTATCACTGGTATCTGCATGGAACGTATCACCTACTGACATCACAAGCGCAGTCTCGGCTTCTGGTGCGGCATCACTTAACCGATGAACAGCGCCTACCATTACCTGTTTAGCTATTCCGCAATCAAAGTCTGCGCCGGTTTCTTTTGCAAATGAGTACATGCCGATATGTGGGTCTCCAAATGGATAGACCACAAGCAGGTTTTTGTCTAAGCGTTTTGGCGCTTTGGTTATCTTCGATATTCCATCATACGAATCCATCGTAGTTATGATGGCTTCCTGCATCATCTCAATATGTCTTTGCTTGTCAGCAGCGCCCTTTGCCCAATACTCTGTGATTACCGTACCATCTTCCCCGATGGTTTTGCCGTGCATGGTGACACGTTCTAGGATTTGACCCTCAGGTAGAGGTATAGTCATTCCAGCTTCAGGATGTATCCCTTTCTCAGCGGCTCTGGCCTTTAATGTTCGCAGGGTTCTGCATAGCGTACCCCTATCGGATGACATTCCCTCTTTAACAGCCTTGGAGTGGCTGTTACCTTGGCATAGATATTGTATAAGTTTTTCTTGTTTGAATGTCGTACAGTAAGGCAGTAAGTGCGCGTAATCAGACATCATCGCATCCTTGAAGTATGGCGAGCTGTGAGTATAGCAAGCGAATCTTATCGTTCT